TTGCTTTTGCATTTAACATAGAAATTGCTGTATTTAATACATCTACAGTTAATTTAGAATATGCATATTTAGATGCAAATCTTTCTACTTGTGGAATAATTCCATCGCCTATATAAATTCTTGTGTTAACTATACATTTCTGTATAGAGCAGACTATATCTTTAACTTATATATTCAAAAATAAAATTATTAGTTGATTTTCTTTCTTTTCTACAAACTTTTTGACAACTTGGAAATTCTTTTTTACAATCTGCTACAGATTTCCATATTTTTATTAAGTTATGGTTTAAATCATATTGAGCTATTTTAATAGGTTTTAAATCTAATTCTGTATAAGGTTTAATTATATTAGATTTTATATAACTCCATTTATAATTAGCACAATTTCTATTATTTTTTATTGCTCTAATAATATTACCATTACTACTTTTTGGATTATCTTTTATTGCTTCTGAAATTGATTTATATCCTTTATTAAATTCTCCAGTTATTAAATATCTATATACTGGAGTTATATTAATTAATTTTTTAGTTGATTTTTCATTTAATAAATTATCTATATCTTCATCTGCTCTTAAAAAATAATATCCGTTACAAGTTGTTCTATTAAATACTGAATTTACTATTGCATCTCTTTGTATATCTAATTTTAATGATGCTTCAGATGCATTTGTAAAAGTATTTATTAATTTTCCATCTTTATTATATTGAAATACATAACCTCTAGAACTTAATCTATAATTATTAATATTTATTGTATTTGTAAAAGACCAATAACAATTATCAAAACTACGTTTATCTTTTATTGCCATTGTTATTCTATTTTTATTACATTTATAATTATCAATTACAGATACTATTGATTTCCAATCTTTTATTAAATTACCTTGTAAATCAAATTGATATACTTTTTTAGATAATATTGGAGGATATCCTCCACCAAGAATCATATTATAAGTATCTGTTCTTTTTATAAATTCATCTGATACTATCCAACATTCTAAATCTAATGCATCAGATAAATTATCAAATTCTTTTAATGTTATTCTATGAAATGCAGAAATCCCATATTTTAATATTGCTTGATGTAAGTGTGTTTTTCCTTTGTTATAAGAATTTGGTTTATTTATATTTGCTCCACATCCTATATAACCATCAAATATATTTGGATTTTCTGTTTCATGTACTCCAATATAAATTTTATTATTTATTTTATTTGTAGTTAAATAAACTATATATTTCATTTTATACTTTTTTTAAGTTATTTCCCATTTCCACTTATTTTAAGTGTACGATTATAAAAATCTAGTCGTTGAACGTATTTTACGATTACTTATAAAGCTTATCTTATGTAAAATTTCGCTGCTGATTATCCTATAAGGAACTTCCAGCAATTAAAGAAATTAATTTTTGTAAGTTTTTCAACTTACCGACCCATTTATTATGCGGCGATTGCAAAATGTTTAGGTCTATTAGTATCTGGATCAACAATAGTTGGTTTTCCATTTACATCTACATTACATTTGTTGAATAACACAATGTTTATTAATCATTATATTTCTATAATGTTTAGACTATATCTTTAATTTTTAATGTATATCCTTTAGTACTTTTATTAACACCACGTAATACTTTATTTACTGTAGAATTATCTAAATTTAATTCTTTACATACTTTATTAATACTTTCATATTCTCCAACAAAAGAACCATCTAATTTATATACTAATACAATTTTAGATTTATTCTTTTTTATATATGGTTTTATAGAATCAAATTTTTCTAATCTTAATTGTTTATGATTTATTAATCCTTCTGTTTTTATAATTGTAGATAAACGTCTATTAGAAGGAATTTTTAAATATTTATGTATTTCTTTAAAATTACATTCTTTATCAAAAGAACCATCTTCATTATACACATAAATAATTCTATTTTTTAATTCTAGTCTAGGTTTTTGAATATATTCATCCATAAGCTCTAAACTATAATAATTATTTTTAGTTAATGCTCCTTCTTTAATCCTATTATATAATTCTGCAGTAGAATAATTATTTTCTTTTGCTGCTTTATTTATAGAATCATAAATTGCTAAACATTTTCCATTTTTTGAATACTTATATACTTTTTGTGAATTATTTGGATTAGAATATTCTGTTATATTTATTTCAGAATAATAACTCCAATAATAATTATATAATTTATTTTTATTTTCTATAGCAGCATATATTGATTGTTTCCAAGTTTCTAAAAATTCTGAAACTTCATAAATATCATTCCATTTTTTTATTAAAGTTCCATCAATATTAAATTGATAGATTTCTTTTTTATTATAAAATAATGGTCTTAAACTTCCACCTAAAATTAAGTTATATGTATCTTCACGTTGAACAAAATCTAAATTAACTAGTTCACGTTCTTTTATATAAGCATCTTCTTCTTTATCATAAACATATAAAATGCTACGTTTAAAATTAGCTGTGCCATATTTTTTTACAGCTTTTTGAAAAGGATATTTTGGATTCATATATGTACTAGGAAAATTTATATTTACTCCATTTCCTATGTAACCATCAAAAATATTAATATCCTTTGTTTTATGTACTCCAATATAAATTTTATTATTTATTATATTGATTGTTTGATATACAATATATTTAAAATTATTCTCCATTTTAATAATTTAATTATTTATCCTAAATCGGATAGTCGTTGAACCTTATTTAGTACCGAACTACATCTTGTACTTAAATCTTGGCTGCTGATTGTCATGCTGCAATATTGCAACTTAGATTTCCAGCAATTAAAAGAATTTTAAATGACCCGCTATTCAAGCCATTATTTCTAACGTATAAGAAATTTTCAAGTAATACTTTTTCTTTCTTATCCATTTTATAAATAGTTTCTTGTAAATTTCCTTGTTCTTTACCTTGTGCAATAGAAATAAATGTTTCTTCATGAGCAGCATATAAAGCTGAATAAGAATCATCTACACGGTGTGTAGTAATATAATTTCTATGCTTTTCAATGTTAGATTGATATTTTACATACATTTTGTTAATCAATATGTTTCCATATTGTTCAGACTATATCTTAATCTAAATATTTAAAAATAAATCCTTTACAATGATCTCTATTTCCTAAAGCTACTTGTTTTGCATTTTTAAAACCAGCTTTAACACAGTCTGTCATTGTATCATATATAGTTATTAAATTATTATCATCATCATATTGTCCTACTTTAGGTCCTATATTAGGTTTATCAACAGTAGTAATATTTCTATGTTTTAATTTTTTCATAAAAGGTAATTTATCATAAGAGAACTAATGTCCTAGGAATTGATGTCCTTCTTTTATGGCTCTGGGAAGATGTCCAGCTCCAGCAGCAGATGGTTTTAAAGATCTCCCTGCAGAATTAACACTATCAAATTCTCTTTCATAATTTCCTTCTAAATCATACATATAAACTTTTTTCTTAGGATTAGCACAATCTGGAAGTCTTCCACCCAGTGCTAAATTATATACATCCTCTCTTTTTAAAAAATCATCATTAACTAATAATTCTTCTAATTTATATGCTTCTTTTTCATTATCAAATTTTTTTATAGTAGTTCTTATAAAATTTTTTATTCCATATTTTTTAACTGCATATTGAAATGGTGTTTTAGGATTTAAATAAGTAGCAGGTCTATAAATACTAACTCCATTACCTATATATCCATCAAAATCATCTTGTTCTGTACCATGAACTCCTATATAAATTTTATTATTTACTTTACATGTTGTTTGATATACTATATATTTCATATTTTTTTTTAAATTTTAGATTTATTCCATTTCGGGGTTTATTTCCCCTACGTCCTTCGGACTAGTCGTTGAACCTTGTTCAGTATTTCGTATAACGCTTATATTATCTGAACCTTGGCTGCTGATTACCTTTTGAGGTTTCCAGCAATTAAGAATATTTTTTTAATTTTACATTAAGCAGCTAGCTTAACGGAAGAAAGCCATGTAATTTCAAAACCTTCTTCGTGTAACTCAGGCATTGCAACACTTTGGAATCTTGTAGTATCACCTACTTGACATCCATCTAAATCAAGAACTGATTTATAATCACTATCTATTAATCTACCTTGTACTTCCCAGTAATTATCAGCTTTTCTAATTGGTCTACTAACAACAAATACTTGTTGCATAGTTTTATCTATCTTAAAGATATCATATTTTTCATAATATCTTTCCTTAAATGCAAATGTTATTTCTGTTCCATCTGCACCATCACCTTCTGGTATAGCTGCAAATTCTATACGTTTGATATAATTTGTTTCAGTTTCCCATTCAAAGTACATAGAATCAATAGATTGATATTTATTTTTAGCACCTTTAGCATCTTGATAGAAAATATTTCTAAGAGATTCTGTTAAATAAGATGCTGTTAATTCAGGATATAATCTACTTACGACTCCTAATTTGTAAGGTTTAGTACCTAAAAACTTATAAAAATCTTCATAAGTTCTAGTATCAGACATTGTAGGTCTGTTAGTTACGAAATTTGCTACAATCATTTTTTCTTATTTTATTTTAATTAATCTAAATCATTAATTGATTTATAATCGGTTTTATTAAATGCTGAAATTGGTTTTTCAGTATTTGTTTTTTGTATTACTACATGAGGTTTTCCATTTCTTTCATCTTCTACCCCTTTAGTATATGCCTATCTTCTAGCCTCTGTTATCTATTTAGAAAAATAATCCTATATTTCATCTAAAGCATCGGCTCCTCTTAACGCAAACCAAGCCATTCTTGTTAATGTTTCTGGATCATTAAGAGCTTTTCCTAAGTAACTGTTTCCGGCCTAATCTTGTCCTAATATAAATTGTGCTACTTCTTCTTTATCTTCATCATCTAATGAAACATCTAATGATCCAATAGAATCCATACTATCAATAGCTTGTAATATATTATTTTGGAATACTTGTTGCTATTCCATATATCTTTGTTGTTCTTCTGCCTAATTTTGGGCTTCTTGATCTTCTTCTAATTTTTTATATTCTGTTCTAATTCCTTCAACTTGTTTCTAATATAAATTAGGATTTTCTTTTGCTTGTTGTAAAGCTTCTACAACTTCTTCATCTGTAATATTTTCTGCTCTAGCTTTTAAA